AAGGAACTTAAACTTGTAACAAGAGAAGATGCTCTTTCTTGGGCCTCTGAAGGATACGGTAGAATGAGAAATAAATTAAATTTAACAAACGTTGAATATACATCATCAAATATAACACAATTACAACTAGTTCCAGGACAAATAGAATACGATCTTCCTTCTGATTTTGACCATCTACTATTTTTTGCATCCGGAATTGATGGTTCAAATCCAGGAGCTAGGGGTGGAATAAAACTTAATATAGATTTCATACCATTAAGAGAGGCTTATTCATATAATGGGACTGGGCCTAGATATTATATTAGAGGTTTTAAATTAGGTATATTACCTACTCCTACTTCAAGTGATGTGTATCATTATATGTATCAAAAGAAAGCAGCTAGATTAAATCTAAATTCAGATGTTGTAGATCTTCCTAATGGTGGAGAATATGTAATTAAAGATTATATGCTTTATCGAGCATTTCTTAAATTCCAAAATCCACAATATAAAGTATATTTAGAAGCTTTTACTAATGGACTAAATGACATGATTATCAGTTCTGTCAAGAGGGATGCGAATTTAGACTGGTTCGGAATATCAAGGCAAGCAAATGTATAAATTATGAAAATAAAAAAAGAAATTAAAAAGGGAACAAAGTTTGGATCGATGAAAGTAATAAAAGAAGTTGATTCAAAAATAAGGGATAAAAGACATGGTTATAGAAGATTTTTTCTAATGGAATGTATTTGTGGTAATAAAAAAATAGTTAATATGGAACAATTAACTAGGGGAAAAACTATTAGTTGTGGATGTGTTAAAAGAAATTTTTTAATTAATTATAATACAGGAAAAAATCGTTCAAAAGAAAATAGTCCTAGATGGATAAGCGATAGAACTACACTAAAAAAGTACGAAGAAAAACAAGGCACCGCTTATGCAGATTGGAGAAGAAATGTTTATGAACGAGATAATTGGAAATGTAAAATATTTAATGGAGACTGTGTAGGAAGGATTGAGGCACATCATATTTTAAATTGGATAGATTATCCTGAGCTTAGATATGAGGTTAATAATGGTATTACTTTATGTCATTATCATCACCCGTTAAAAAGAGAGGAGGAAGCAAAAATGGTTCCTTGTTTAAAAGAATTAATTAATTAATTAAGATAAGATAAAATAAAATGCTAGAACCGGGTAGAGGTCAATCAAGAATTAATATTCCTTACTTTGACGGGGTTAATAACCTTGTGTCTTTTAACCTTGGTAAAAAAACAGAATTAGTCCATGTAGAAAATGCTAGAAGTAAAACAGTTGGTACAATTGAAAAAAGAGAAGGACAAACTGTATATGGGACAAATATAAATGGATTGCCTTTTGTTACACAAAATAATTATGGACTTTTCCAATTTACAAATGGTAATACAAAAGGACTATATAGAATAAGTATAAATGAATCTCCTGATATAAATATAAATATAATTGAAAATATAAATATATCTGGATCTTTTATGCCAACTTCTTTATCAGTTTATATAAAAGATTCTATTAATATAACAGAAATAGTTAATGATCACACTGGAACTCTTGTAACTTTATATTATATAAATAGTAATGATAAATGGATACCACTCACAGGAAACGGAACTAATATTCCAGGTGGAGTTTTTGATTATACATATGCAGAAGGTTGTGTATTTTTAGTAAATGGAAATTCAGAAAATAGATATATAAAAGCAGATGGAACAACTGTTATAACATCAACAAGTGGTGCTGGACATTTATTTAATACACCAAAAGCTAATAGGATTAATTTTTACAAAAATAGACTATATCTTGCAGATTTTATACAAAATGGGAATAGATATAAAACAACTATCTTAAGATCTTCATACCCAATGGGGTTAATTTCATTAATAAATGCAGATTATACAGATGCAGTTTCTGGTTCAACTATAGAGATTACTGATACTAAATATTTTTATAGTGATTCTGGAGCAAATACATATGATATATATAGAGGACAAATATATATAACAACAATAACGGTTACATCAGTTGGAGAAACAACTATAACAGCAACATGGACTGGGACACCTGATTTACAGGCTAGTGATGAAATTTGGATAAGTGGAACGTATGATGGCACAAAGATTTTTAGATGGGTAAAAAATTCAACAATGTCAGGGAAGGAAGTAAAACAATATGATACATTTAAATTATCTGGAGGAGAAAATGATGAAATAACAATGTTAACAAATATTGGTAATGTTATGTTAGTTTCTAATAGAAATTCAATGGCTTCTTGGAATGATTATATTCTAGAAAACTTTGATCTTGATATCGGATGTGTTTCTAAAAAAGGATATGTTAAAGTAAGAGGTGTATTATATTTCTTGCACTATGGAGGAGTATATTCAACAAGTGGAAGTTCTCCTAAAATTATATCTAATAAAATAGAAAAATATATATCTGGAGCTACAAAGAGTGGTAAAGAAGCGTGTGCCGCAGGTAAAAAAGGTAGTAGTATATTTTTTACTCTTGGAGATGTAACATTGTATAAACTAGATGGATCTATAAATAAAATATTAAAAGATGTATGTATTGAATTTAACCTAATACAAGAAAATTGGTATGTACATACAAATGTTAAGGCAAGTGAGTTTACAACCTTCGTTGAAGAAAATGATTCTGATAGACTTGAGTTTACTGATACAAGTGAAAATCATTCAGTAAAAGAATTTTTAAGTGGAGAAACTGATGATGGCCATAATATACATTTCAGAATAGATACAATGAAATTAACTACTGGAGTAAATCCATCAAACACTTCTAGTACTAATTTTGAGTACTCAAGTAAATTAATAGCTCTTCTTACAGAAGCAGAAAGAGGTGCCGCAATGAGATGTTTTGTTAATCTAGAAAATGAAGAAGAATATTATCCTATAGAAGGAACAATATCAAAAGGACTATCTGTTCTAAAAATAACAGATAAAGATCCAGCAAGAGGTAAACCTCCTTATTGTAGACTTGTAAGTTTATCTATAAGAGATTCTAGTCCACAGATTTGTAAACTTTCACGTATGACATTAATAACATTACCTACAACTGACGAGAATTCTAATAGTGATGAATAACAATTATGGCAAATGAATTAAATTATACTAACATAGAAGCACCATATGATTCATTGCTACAAAGATCAGGCGAAGGATTAAATGTTGGAGAAGTTTCTGCAGCCTCAAGTTCTGGGGGTGCTTCTTCTTCGTCTTCAAGTACAACAAATTCAACTGATAGTAATAATACCTCTAATTCTAACGGTAGTGTAGAAACACAACAAGTAAAAACAGATGGTTCTATGAGTGATATTTGGATAACAAATTTTATCCGTTCAAAAAATTGGAAACCAAAAAAACAAGGGTTTTATATAGACGGGGAAAGTGGATATGCTGAATTTACTGGTGTATATGTTAGTGGTAATATACAAGCATTAACAGGTAAAATAGGTGGGTTTACCATAGGAGCAACAGATCTTTCTGTAACGTCTGGCGCAAATACTGTTATTATATCTAGTGGTGTTTATGCTTTTATAGCAGGACCAACAAATGCCCCTACTGTAACAATATCACAATCAGGAGAATTAGTTGCAAAATTAGGAACTATTGGAGGATGGATAATTAATGATACATTACTTAAATCTGAAGATACTGGAGATAGAATAGAATTAAATAAAGGAGATAATCGTATATCTGTTTTTGATGCAACAAATGAAAAAGTTGTTATGGGATATCTTGATGGATTACCAAAACATGATGGGACAGGAAACTGGGGTCCATCTGATTATGGTTTCTGGGCAAGAACAGGAGATAAATTATCAATAGATGGTGATGGAGAATATATAAATGGAGATTGGATAATACAAGATGATGCAAATTATTTAATTAAAGATTCTTCTGATAATACAATAATAAGACTAGGTACTGATACCGGAGAAAAGGGATTATTTATTTATGACACAAATAGCGTACAACTTGCTAAGTTTATTTCAGATCAAATTTTCGTAGGTAATTCTACTGAAAGTTTTAACTATTCTATTGCAGACGGTTTAATAATTTCAGAACCTCAAATTTGTGATGTACTTGAGACTTATGAGAATATAGAATATGGTAAACTTGTTGCAATAACATCAGAAGGTAAGGCAATTAAAACAAATACAGTTGTAGATTTACCTAGATTTTATGGAGCATCAATAGAAACAGTGAATAGAATGGAAATTGTAAATGGTGGAACTGGATATGCTACTTATCTATATCCATTAAGTGGAGGAGATTTTAATTGTGTAGTAGCAACTACAACAAGTAGTGGTGTTGTTACTAAAATAGAAGTAATACAAACAGGAACTGGTTATACAGAAGGACAAACATATACATTAAATGGAGGTAATTCTGATTGTACTATTATTTATAAAGAGAAAAATTATGTAAAAATATTAAAATCAGGACCATTAAAAACAACGGGATTGACCGCGGGTAAAAAATATAAAATGGCAAGCACTTATTCAGATGCAATGTATACATGTATGAATAATTACGTCGGTACTAGTACAGATGCTGTTTTAGGTGTTGGAGGTATTTTATATACAAGAAAATTATTATCATATAGATTATTACTACAACTTGCTACACCGCCAGGTGCTGGTACTTATCCATTTAAATTAAATTTTTATCCTGTATTTGTTTCAGAAGGAGGGTATTTAGCAGATGATGAATTTACTCCAACATCCATTACAAGTTCTGGAACAACAGCAACAATAACAACCACTAGAGATTTAAATGTTGATGATTATGTTTATATATCTGGTGCAGATCAATCTGAATATAATGGGTGGCATAAAATAACATTAGATGGCTCTGGATATGGAGAATTTATAATATCAGGAGCTACTACTAGTCCTGCCACTGGAACACTATTATTTAAACATAGACCTGTTAAATATTATTTAAGTACTTCTATTGTTACATCTAATTCTAGTGCAGCTATATGGACACTCCCTGTTTCCTTTAATTCAAATACAATTTACGGTCTAAATGTTGGAGATGCAATGGGATATTCTGTTATTTTTGAATTTTCAACAGCAACAGCTGGCCAAATAAACGTTAGTCAAGCACAAAAATCAGGAATTCCAGCAGAACTTATATTTAATGATAGTAGTGACTTATATATAGGGATGGTAAAAGATGATACAAGATTGCCTTTTTATAGATTCCTTGAATATTCGGCCTCTGGAGATTATGTAGATGGAACTGATTCAACTATTGATATATTTGGGATAGCAAGAGAATCTACGACTTTATTAATAGATAAAACACTACTATCATAAGATACTAATCTGTATATTGTTTATCTTATATATCTATGATATAATATAACTATTATAAAATAAACTATAAAATATATGGCAGAAGAACAAAAAAAAGAAGAAATTAAACCAATGAGACAAATTATTATCGAAACTGACGGTAATAAAGTACACCTTGTTTCTGCAGATGTTAGTGGGAAAATTGAATTAGTGGGAATACTTAAGGCTCTAATAGATTTTATTAATAATAAATAAATAAAATGCAACCAAACAAAAACTTGAATAAAACAGCTAAATACTCAAATGTTGTAAAAAACATTAAAAATACACAAGAAAAACCTCAGCAAGAAGAGGAACCTAGAATAACAGCAGAACAGGTTATTGCTGCTTTTCATGCTTTTGGATTTGAGCCTAACGAAAGGAATCATAATGATATAGCATAATGGACAACAAAAGGGCAATCAGAAGGTGTTAAGTTAATAGACGAGCTCCATAAAAGAAGAGTTGATATAAACAACGAAGAAGATGAAAAAATAAAAACAGAAAAACAAAAAAAGAAAGAAGAAGAAGATCGTTTAAATCAACATAAAGAATTAAAGTCTACCTTGCCTAGATTAAGCGATGAAGATATTAACGCTTTATTTGATGAATATGGATTACCTGCTCCAGATCCAGAATGGGCAAGAAATCATTTACCTAATGATCCTAAAAAAATTAGATCTATATTAGAAGTTCAAAGAAAAATGACAGATGATTTAATTAAAAAAGAATCAAAAAATAAAGTTAATGCATTACCTGAAATACCAAAGGGTGGACAACCTCAACAAATTGCGCAGGGGGGTGTTTATAATGGGCAAGGAGGTCCAGTTGATATGCAAGGACAAATGACAGATGATGGGTCTCCTACTACTCCATTTTTTATTGGAGACCATTCTCTTGTTAAAATAATAAATAAAAATAATCCAAATATTTCAACAGTATGGCTAGTAGATTCTAAAAAGAAGGTTTTGCGACCATTTAAATCTCAGGCTGCATTTAGAAATGCATTTGAAGATCCAGATGAGGCAGAAAAAGCCATAGTTACAATAACAACAAAAGAATTAGGACCAGGAGGTGCATTAGAAGGATTTAAACCACTAGCTGGAGATAAGGGAATTAAAGAAGATGGATCAATGGATGATATTGAATTTAGTGAAGCAGAACTACAACAAAGGTACGGTCAACCAGAGGATCCTGCTTCTGAAGATAAAGCTCTATCTATGTTAGATGGAATTTTTGG